GCGCCACGTGGCCGAGGTCGACGCGATGCGCGAGGCGCTCGCACAGCAGCTCACCGGGTTGTGGATCGCCGACAAGCTCTCGCGGCTGGCCGAGATGCAGACCGACGTCGAGGACATCAACAACATCATTTCGGAGAAGCTCGAAGCAGCGACGCCCGCGCCGGTCAACCCGCTCGAACCGGGCGACGAGCGCGCCGACAAGCCGAGCGCGACCGAGGATCTTCCCGTGTGGCTGCGCACCAAGCTCTCGATCCTGCGGGGCGCGGCCGAAGAGCTCGGGCAGATCCCGAATAAGGTCACGATGCAGGTCGGCGGCAGCATCGTCACGTACAAGCTTTCGGGGGCTGACATAAATTTAGTGTAGTATCTAGTACGTGACGAATCAGAGGAATCTGCGACATGGGCATACCTGGAAGGGCGGACATAGCCCCACCTATGGCTCGTGGAGCGCGATGAAGCGGCGGTGCAGACCTGACGGTCACTACGGCAGAAAGGGGATCACCGTGTGTGACAGGTGGGCATCATTCGAAAACTTCCTCGCCGACATGGGGGAGCGTCCTGACAGAACGACGATCGACCGGATCGACAACGAGAAGGGCTATGAACCGGGTAACTGTCGATGGGCAACGCCAGACGTGCAATTTTCCAACAGACGCGTAATCGGCAAGGCACCTTGCATGCCAGGATGCTCGTGCGGGGTGCACGCCCCGGCGCCGTTTACCGAGGAGCACCGGGCCAGGATCAGCGCTGCCAAGATGGGCCACTCGGTGAGCGCCGAGACGCGCGCCAGGATCAGCGCCACCAAGCGCGCTAGGAACGCGTACGGGGGGCCATGCCCAGAGGGGTGTACCTGCGGAAGGCACCGGCTCAAGCCGTGCCCCGATGGGTGTGCCTGTGGAAGGCATCGCCGTGTTGACCTCGATCAGATCTGACCGAGGACGATCAAGCCGTGGAGGGCTGATCATGAACATGGACAACGTTGACGTATACCCGGTTGGGTGGTTGAGCGCCATTCAACGCTCCGCGCGCGGCGTCCGGCTTGGGATAAGGCGTCCACTCGCGCCGATGCGTCAGGAATTGAGATACACCATCAGGCAGGCCCGCCGCGGGAATTGGCGGGCGGTAAGAAACACGTTCAACGGCTACCTCGCCGAGCCGATCATCTTGCCGATAAACCTGCATCGGGTCGGCTCGGGGTGGACCAAGCAAAGAGCGCTGCGCAGTCTTGCTCACGAGATCGGCGCCATCGAGGCCGACCTGCCGTGACCCTGCCCGCGGCTGGCCTGCCGGTCGGCATGATGAGCGAGGCGAAGGCGCTCACGCACCGCTACGCGCCGCGCGGCAGCGCGGTCGAGGTACTGGAGAATCGCAGCGCCGAGGTAGTACTCAGCGGCCCGGCCGGTACGGGCAAGAGCCGCGGGTGCCTCGAAAAGCTGCTGCTGCAAGCACTCAAGTACCCGGGCATGCGCGGGCTGATCCTGCGCAAGACGCAGGTCTCGCTCGGCTCGTCGGCCCTCAAGACGTGGCGTCGCGACGTCGCGGGCGAGGCACTGCTCAACCGCACTCTGTGGTTCTACGGCGGCAGCGCAGAGGAACCGGCGCAGTACCGGTTCGCCAACGGCTCGACGATCCTCGTCGGCGGCATGGACAAGCCGACGAAGATCATGTCGACCGAGTATGACGTGATCTACGCGCAAGAGGCGACCGAACTCACGGTCACGGATTGGGAGTACGCCCTCACCCGGTTGCGCAACCACCGGATGCCGTATCAGCAGATCATCGCCGACTGCAACCCGGACGCCCCGACCCATTGGCTCAAGGCCCGGTGCGACACCGGCGCGGCGAAGATGATCTACTGCCGCCACGAAGACAACCCGGTGCTCTTCGACGAGCTACCCGGGGCGGACGGCGCGCCCCGGTTCGAGTTGACCGCGCTTGGCCGCGAGTACATGGCGAAGCTCGACTCGCTCACCGGCGTGCGCTACCTGCGCCTGCGCAAGGGCTTATGGTGCGCGGCCGAGGGCGTGATCTTCGATGAGTTCTCGCCCGAGGTGCACGTGATCGACGAAATGCCCGCCGGGTGGGAGTCGTGGGCGCGTTACTGGTCGGTCGACTTCGGCTTCACCAACCCGTTCGTGTGCCAGATGTGGGCGCAGGACCCCGACGGGCGGCTCTACCTCTACCGCGAGTTCTACATGACACAGCGCACGGTCGATCAGCACGCCCGCGACATCCTCAAGGTGATCACGACGACCGACCGCTACGGCAATGTCACGTGGAAAGAGCCCCGGCCCTACACCATCCTCGCCGACCACGACGCTGAGAACCGCGCTCGGTTCGAGAACGAGATCGGGCAGGGCACCACGGCGGCCGACAAGAACGTCAAGGACGGCATCGAGGTCACGCAGGCCCGGTTCCGGCTGGCCGACGACGGCAAGCCCCGGGTGTTCTTTCTGCGGACCGCGCTCGTCGAGCGCGACGCCAATCTCGAAGAGGCGCGCAAGCCCTGCTCAACGCTCGAAGAGCTGTCGGGCTACGTGTGGGCCCCGAGCCAAGACGGGAAGCCGGTCAAGGACGAGCCGCTCAAGCTCAACGATCACGGGTGCCTCATTGCCGGCACATCGGTTATCACCACGAAGGGGCCGGTGTCGATCGAGGACGTCCGGCCGGGGGACTTCGTGGCGACCAGGGGCGGATGGGCCCCCGTGCGGGCATCGGGATGCACGGCGGTCAAGGTTCCCGTACTGCGCCTGACTTTGTCCGATGGGACTTGCCTGACTGGGACGAGTGATCACCCGGTCTGGGTTCGAGGGGCCGGCTGGAGGCGAATGGATGCATTGCGATACCATGATATCCTGGAGTCGTGGAAACCACCGTCATCATCTGGCGCGGGATCACGTTCCGCCGCTACCCGAACGCCCGGAACTGGGCCGAGCGAAGTTACTTCACTCCCGGCATCGCCGATCGCCGACGTGGAGTGCGGCGACTCCATGAAGAGATCTACATCGCCCGAAACGGCCCGGTTCCAGACGGGCATGAGGTTCATCACGCCGACTTCGATCCACTCAACAACGACGTCGGCAATCTCGTTGTGCTCACCGCGGCCGAGCACGCCGACGCACATCGCGAGCGCGGGCGGGACCGTGGGCGCTCACCGGAGCAACTGGCGCATCTGGCCGATATCCGCCCCCTGGCCGCGCCCTGGCACGCCAGCACCGAGGGACTGGCATGGCATCGTGAACATGCCGCTAGAACCAGATTCGGAATTGTCGAACCGATTGCGATTCTGTGCGACCACTGCGGCGCAGCCGCGACCGACGCCAGTCCCAGCCGTCATGGTCGATTCTGCTCGAATCGATGCAAAACCCATGCGCGCAAGGCGAGCGGTGTCGACGACGAGCGGCGCGAGTGTTCTGAGTGCGGAGCATCCTTCGTCGCCAACCGCTACAGCCCGACCCGAACCTGTGGGCGTGCGTGTGGTGCGCATCGATCCGGCAGACTGCGCCGACGTGTACAACCTGACCATTGATGGGCCGAGCGAGTTCTACGCGAGCGGGATCCTCGTGCACAACTGCGACGCGATGCGGTACCTGATGAAGGATCAGGACCCGCTTGCCCGCCCGGGGATAAGGATCATGTGATGGACCGATTCGAAAAGATCATGCGAGTGGTGATCGTCCTCGCCGTGGTGCTCGCGGCGATGGCGGCACTCACGGCCATCACGGGGGGCGGGCGATGAGGCGGCATCCGCTGCGCGAGGCCCGCCGGTGGTACGCGAACCGGACGGCGAGGGCGTTCACCTACGCGGACCGCTTCGCCGTGCTGCGCGAGCGCAACCGCCCGGCGCCGCCGCCGTTCGAGCTGTCGCACGGCGAGCTGCGCTCGTTCCGCCGGGCCCGCCGGGCGCGCCGAGCGCGCCGAGCCGTGATGCTGCTGCTCGACGCGCTCGGCCTCGCTCTGGTCATCGTCTCGGCGTGGGTGGCGAGCCGTGCCCTAGGCTTCCTGACGGCGGGCGTAATCGCGCTGTGCGT